AGAATCCCACTCATTAATAATGTAACTATTATAGTTCTCCACCCAAGCTAAGAAGTTAGCAAATGTTTCTTGGTCTTCGTTAGATAAATCAATAGTCTTAGACATATCTAAACTTGCAGTAGGAAGATAAAAACAATTACCATTAGGTAACTTTCTTTCTTCAGTACCAAGTGTCACATTATGCTGAACAGGTAGTCTCTTCATTTGAGATAACTTCGTGAAAGGCATAGCCATTATCTTGAAGGCATCTCTATTGTCAATCTCCCATATAAATGGTTGACTGTCTACTTCAGTAGCTTCTCCCTTTTCATTGGTTGGTTTAATTAAGTCAACCATACCAAAGATAACACGGACACGTTTTATCTGCTTGATAAGTTCCTGTGTCTTCTCAGGAAGAGATTTGAAGTCTTGGATATATCCTGATGGTTTACCACAGTTGAAGCCACCCTGATTATCCTTCAAGTCTATGTTAAGATTATCTGCCATAAGAGTTTTATGATATGTACCCATAGGCTCACCTGCTTTCGCAGACATATTCTTTACAAACCTTTTGTACATAAATCTCTGTATAAAGGGTCTTATAGTAGCAGATGTTGCATAGATAGCTTTATCGTCAGGTATATCTAACTTATAAGTACCACCTTGCACAACTTCTACATTCATAGACTTGCCTTGTACTTCTGCTTCACCCATAATAGGTGAATGATTTATCTTTAATCTAGGTAAAGTGTTTGACTTCTTATCACTAGATGAATTTTCTCCTGCTATGCCCATAGCCTTCGCCATTGCGGCATAATTACTTGTATCTATAGTTACTAAATCACTCATTTAAGTTTTCTCCTTTGTAAAAGTTTTATTGTTATATCATATTATGTCTTTGGTGTCAAGCCAATTATTACCTATTTTTGCTTCTAGTAGTAAAGGTACATTAAAATCGATGTTAAACTTACGATTAATAATACTTAGTAGGTCTTGATTAGCTGAATGTAACAGGAATAATACCTGCTTCTCTTCTTCAGGATGTATGTCTATGACTATAGAATCATGCACACTGTTTACAACACAGGATTTTAAGGTAGATAGTAGTTTATCTACGTGCATAAGTATGAGAGGAACTATATCAGCAGTAGCAAAACTCTGCACAGGATAATTCTTGACCTGTGTGAAGTGTGTTATCTTACCACTTGCATATCGTTTAGCATCAGGAAATGCAAACTCTCTACCTGAAGGTATCTTTATCTTACCTGTATTCATAACTTCTTTAGCCAACTTGGTGTGCCAAAGTGCAATTCCTTTGTACTTTTCTGTGAAGTGTTTATAATATGTAGCCTGAGAAGGTGTCCTTCCAAATCCTGTTGCTCCGTAGAGGGGTGCAAACGTATGTGCCTTCGCTTCTTGGCGAGATGTCTTCTCACCAGCATCACTAATAACACGAGCAGTATAACTGTGAACATCAAATCCATCTTCTATCTCCTTCATAGCAGTTTGGTCTTGTGATAAAAATGCAGCAGCTCTGAACTCTAATTGTGCAAAGTCAGCTTCGAGTATCTTGCCACCCTTCCAACGTGATACGAATACCTTCTTAACAGGGAATGTACCACCTCTAGGCATGTTCTGCATATTAGGGTCAGCACCACTAAATCTACCTGTCGCTGTCCTATGTTGTAGTAGTCGTACATGCAACTTACCATCAGGCTTTATATGTGTCTGTATGCCTTCGACAAAGGAAGATAGGTATGTATCTAATGCTGACAGTCTCTGTAAGTCAGACAGAAAGTTCATGGCACTAGTCATATTCTTTTGTTTAGCTATAGTATGTAGTGTTCCTAGATTATTCTTATTGACACTAAAACCATTAGCACTAACCCATTTAGCATTGGGAGCATTAAACTTTAAACCACCTACCACCATTCTTTCAGGTAGAAATAAGTAGCCACTAGAATCACACACACTACACTTGGTAGGTCTAGCAAAAGGAGTTCCATCTTTCCTTACCTTTCTAACATGCCCTGTACCTAAACAGGTCTTACATTGTTCTGCCTTTGTTTTATATACAATAGTAGACTTAGTAGCTACCATTTGCTTGTAGTCAGTAGTATCCATATAAGGTGTAAAGTTATTTGCCCATAGTGTTTTATCTAAAGGCTTTCTACTATATATAACCCATGACATCTGTTCAGGACTATTGAGATTAATAGGTGTGTCACCCATCAACTCTTTAACCTGCTTGTTTAGTCTCTTCTCTATATCTTGTTTCTCTTGTTCAAACTGCTCACGAACAGAATCCAAGGCATCTCTGTCTACAGTGAAACCTCTCTGATATATTCTAGCTAGTGTTGTAGCTACTTGATTAGTAAACAGGACAGTCTCCATAAGACTAGCATTATCTACTGTGTTTAGTCTTCTGTATATAGAATCACTTAATTGCTGTGTAGCTTTCAAGTCAGCAGATAAATAGTCTGATAATTCCTGTCTAGGAATCTCATCAACTGATACATTATTCTTAAAGTATTCCTTCATAGTATCTTGTTTCTTTGTATCTAGGTCATGCCTAATTGCACATGCTTCTAGTGACAATGGTTCTTTCTGCCCACGTTGTAGTATATACTCACCCAACATGGTGTCAAAGACTGTGCCATCATACTTGAATCCACATTCCCACAGCCACAATAAATCGTGTACAATATTGTGTCCTATAAGGACAGTTGCTTGGTCTAACAACTCTTGTATATTAGAACGTACTCTTGTAATGCTGTATAAGTTATCATCTAAATCATCCATGTGAAATAAATGCTCTTCACCTTTGTCTGTTAAACATCCCACCATTACTAGCTTGTTGTTCTCTTCAAATGGGTCAAGGTGTAACTTACCACCCCTATGAGTAACAGTATTCTCTACGTCAAGTGTTAGCTTCATGCTGTATACCTCGCTGTCTTGTAGTCAAGTTCGCAGTGTACTGTACCATGCCAACCTGATAATTTATTCTTTACTATATTAAGATGTCTCTGTACATCTTCCTCGTCTTGTCCTTCTACCTGTGGATTCTTAGCTATGAGAATCATAAGGTCGGCTTCTGCGGCTTTTCCTGTACGTGAGCCTTCCATCATGGCTTGGTTCAATACAATCTTACCTTCAGCTTCAGCAGACAACTGTGACATATAAAAGACTGCACACTCATACGTCTTGGCAATCTGCCTAGCATGTATTGCATTAGCCTTCAATGCTTCATCAGGTCGAGAGAATCCACTTGTCCTAGCAAACTTATCTCCCATGTCCAACACTAGAATGTCAGGCTTGTATGCCTTACACACACTCTCCACCCATGCCATGTCACGATTAGATGCGTCACGTATCTTGATATTATCAAAGACAGGTTTATATCTAGTGTGTGCCTGACTAGGATTTTTCTTGACCTCTTGCACAGTCATACCTGTGGCCGCCGTCAAGTATCTTGCACCAACTCTGTGATAACCTTCTTCGTTACAGAGTATAACACACTTAGCACCTTGATGAGCAAATCCATTTGGACTAGCTATCAGTGATGCATGGAAAGATGTCTTGCCTGTATTAGGTCTAGCACCTACCTCAATCAAGTGTCCTGCATTGATACCATCTAACTTACGTGTCAGACTAGGTATATTGAATGTCCATCTAGCTTCTAAGTCATTCTTAGCAAGCAATGTCTCAATAGAAATGTCATCCCATTCTATGTTAAGGTTAGGTGTAAAATCATCCCCATACAACTCAAGAAGATTTCTAAGGGGTTCAAGAGAGGATTTAGCACCATTAACGTAGTCAAAGCCAAGATTGGCAATGTCTTCACCAACGACTTGTTGAAACAATTTCGATAGTACTTCTTGTGCAATGTCTGTACCAAGTGGTTGCTCCTTCTTGATGTTATTAAATAAAGCAGTGTATCCCTGTTTCTGTGCAGTAGTCATTGATGGATTGTTAGCTAAGAACAATGCTTCTATCTCATCAGGTGTTACTGTTCTCTCATAGATATCTATTGCTTTATCTAGGGTTTGTTTAATCTTACGAACATCCTTACTGAATAACCTATCAGGGCACTTAGCACCTCTGTGGTCATCATAGAATGATTTATCCATAAGACTTCTTATTAATGATAATTCCATGTTGTTACTCCTTTGGGGTTAAGGTCATTAAATTTTCTATGTCGGTAGGTGTACGATATTTTAAGTCATCTGTCAATCTAATTATTTTAATATCGTGCACGTGTCCTCGTAATTCTTTTGCAAATGATAGTGTCTTTGGCAAGGCATCAGGGTCAAGTGCTATAATCGCTGTTGAGAATCGTGAGAGATACCTCTTGTGTGACTCTGCCAATGACGTACCCAACACAGCTACCCCAACTAATACATCACTACCTACCACAGATGCACTAACACAATCCTCAACAACAACTGCTACCCTACCATATCCATGAACAAAAGGCAAGTCACTTTTTCCATATCGTTTCCATTTAGGCAATAACTTAGTTACTGACCTACCAACGGCATCAACGATTGTATCGTTATGCTCGACAGGAAATACTACTCGCTTGTCCTTGACATCATAGTGTAGATTCAATTTGTCACAATCTAAATCCCACAGTTCGCAGAAGTCCATGACCTCTCGCCTGTAGTTGTGTGACACTACGTACTCAGGCATATCAAAATGCTCTCTATCAAAATCTAATACATCATTTGTGATTGCATCACGTATATCATCTACAGATAAATGTACACGTGTTGAACCTGATATCTTACAGGTTGACTTATAACAGTTCCACAGAAGTTTACCCATATTGTTAGTAGCAGTAAATGTTTTATATCCATTACAGCTAGGGCAAGTAAGTCTCTTACTTTCTCCTACACTTAGTTGTAAATCAGTTACAAAGTTATAAATATTCATTTGTATATCTCACTTATATGTATATATAATATTATTTGCTCGGCACGTTATCTGTGCTTATAGCATAGTTTTTTCGAGTTGTCAATGCATTTTCAGCAGAAGCATACGTATTCTTCATGTAAGGTTTCACACTGTTGGGGTTTGCATGACCTGTGACAGACATAATCTGACCCATAGATACACCTGCTTCTACCATTTCAGTTGTACCTGTCCTACGTAAGTCTGCTATTCGTAGCTCATCAGGCAGTCCACAGAGCTTCATTGTCCTTCTAGCCACTTTGGATAGCCTATGAAGGGAATAAGGCTTGTATGCACCTCTAATCGCAGTTGGGTAGGGTGCAACATAAGACTGAAAACCATACTCTTCCTTCTGTTGATTAAGCATTTCTAATAAGTCAAGAGAAATAGGCAGGTGTACTACACTTCTTCTCTTAGACTGTTGCAAATTTAACACACTTTTATCAAAATCTATGCTAGAAAACTCTAATGTTCTCATGTCTCCTACTCTCTGACACCATTCATATGCCATTTGTACAATCAATCCTATGTTTCTGTACTTGAAATCACTATAGGCATAGTCAAGAAATTGACACACTTGTTCCTTTGTCCACACAACTTTCCTAGTTTGTGTTGCCTTTCGCCTGAATGTAGCAAAAGGATTTGATTCAGCATACCCCATCTCCATAGCAAATGAATATAATTTCCTTGCCACAGAACAAACATGATTAGCCATAAAGATACCACGTTTTAGCCACACTTCATATGCTCGTCTAGCCTTTGCACCTGACATATTTTTTAGTTGGGTTGCTGACAATTTTTTAGTGTCCACAGATGTGCCTAACATGACACCTAAAAAGTATTGATAGTCTACTTTAGTTTTATCTGCTAACATATTGAAATCACTAGATAAATAGTATTCATTTGTTAGGTCTGTTAAACTTTTAATGTGTTGCATTTTTATACTCCATACTACATAAATCTCTAGCAGTCTCAAACAACTCATCTCGCCACATCAAATTGTCTTTGAAGTGTGATGGTATATTTGTGTAGCCATAATGTCTACCTGCAATCATACCTGCTACTGCACCTGATGTATCAGCATCATGTCCACGATTAACTGCCTTGATAACACAATCCTCAAAGTTATCTGTTGTTTGAAATGCCCACCATGCACATTGATA